GTTTCACGTGAAACTCAGGAGTACAGCTCCCAGGCGGAGGCGCTGCCACCTCGGGCCTCGAAGGTGAGGATGGCCGGCTTCGTTGAGTCGCCGGAGATGTTAGTCCACCAGTCCGAGCCGCGGTCGGCCGACGGGCAGGAGATGATCCAGCGGGCGTCGCCTACCTGGCGGACTCCGAAGTTGTGCCAGTGCCCGTGGACCAGGATCCTGGCGTCGTAGAGGCCGCTCCTGCGACCGAACGCGAGGTCCCTGAACCAGGTAGGCACCTTGCTCTGTGAGCCCGCCAGGTGGCCGTGTGTGAAGCCGATACGGGTCCCGTCGGCGGCCTCGATGGTGACGGCCTCCTCCCACTTCTCGGGACGATGGAACGACACGTGCTCGAAGCCGGGGCGGTCCTCGATGATGTCCTCGATGTTCTTCGAGATC